ACGACGCTCTTCCGATCTATGTAATAAAAGCTCTTGCCAAAGAAAGAAATATCTCCATCGGGAAAATGCTTGCCGAGTTGGACTTGAGCATAAACACCATGTCATCTATGCAGTCAGGCGGCTTTTATCCGAGAGTTGAATCACTCACAAAAATAGCGGACTATCTCGGTGTATCCGTGGACTATCTCCTTGGTCGGGATTTGTCCCCCGCCCCCGAGGATGCCCGCCTTATATCCCTCATAAAAACTCTCACAGCCGAGGAAAAAACCGCGCTGGAGAATTTTATAAACTATCTTATAAAGAAAAGGAAGTGATGCCGATGGGCTGGTTTATCGGCATAGCATGCATCGCGGCTTTGATAATCATAGTGGCACTCGGAGTGCTTTCAATAAAGGAAAATGCAGAGGAAGCCGCCGCGAAAGAAGCCGCAAACAGACCCATGACAAGCTATGGCGGAAGAAAAATCACAGATACCTGCGAGTGTTGCGGCGAGCATAAGGAAACAAAACTCTATCTCGAAAACGGAAAGACGGTGCGCGAGTATTGCAAAGCATGCGCCGATGCCGCAAGAGCCGACGGCTATGTTTCCATTCAGGCTCTGAATGTGGTAAAGCCCGCTCCCGACACTCCGAAAAATCCGGACAGTTCGTTTTCGCCGCCTGAACCGCCTGAAAAGCCCCGTAAACGCGTCAAAGTTAAAAAGGGTACAATTATCGCCCTCTGCATTGTAGCGGCGATTCTGATAGCTGTAGTAACGCTCACTGTGGTGTTCCGCCGTCAGATATCGGGCTTCATCTATGAAAAGACAGGAAAATGCTTTTATCATCAGCTGTCTTTCAAGGATAATCACAGCATCACATATAACCAAAGGGCGGATGACACAAAATACCACGATATTACGCGCGATTTCATCTGCGACCGTTGCGGCAAGGAAATAATAGAAACGAAAAAACAGAAACACAGTACTGATTATACATACGACATCATTCATATAAAAGCAGACGAAAAAACTCATACCTATAATAAACAAAGCCACTGCCCGCAGTGCGGTATCGTTTGCGAGCATGAAAATATAACCGAAGAACATACCGAGTTCAAAAGCGATTATATTTACAGAAAAGTGGACGGCACTTCCCATTCCGTGCGCAAGCTTATAAGCTGCGCGTTCTGCGGAGTACCCTGCGGCGAAGAAAACTATACGGAAGAACATAGCGACTATACATACAGCACAGGATATTTCAGGTCAGACAGCGAGAGCCATCTTGTGCGTAAGTATTCTTATTGCGGGAAATGCGGCGAAAGCTGCGGATATGAGGATACATACGAGAAGCATGTATTCGGCTATGTGGAAACGGCAAAGCCGACCTGCACGGCTCAGGGCGGAAGATATAAGGAATGCTCAAAGTGCCGCGAAAGAGAATGGAAAGAAATCGTGCCCGCAAGGCACACATACTATGCTTTGAACGAAAAAGAACGCTATACATGGTGCTCGCAGTGCGGCAAGGAAACAACCGATGTCTTTGCATTGAGAATCCGACGCGTTATCGAAGCCGACTATGTAAACGACCGAGCTTATGTCCGCTACTATGTAAAAACAAAGAATTGCAGCTCACAGACCGTTTCGGAAGTGAAAGCTACTATAAAAATCTGTAATTCAAAGGGAAAAGTCATATACGACGATACAAAGGTGTGGAAACCCTCTTCATTCGCCCCGGGTACTGTCGCCAGTTTTGATTTTATCCCGCCGGACTTTCTGACCGATGTAAGCACGTATTCCGTAGAATATGAAATCGTCAAGTAAATCGGAGGTGAGCATATGAAAAACAGAAAAAACAGTATCGGGGTGTTGAAAGCCCTGATGATAATCTGCATGGTTATCGGCGCGATTGTATTCATGGCGGGACTTGGCAAAAATACCGAAAAAGAGCCATTCGCCCGGCTTTATATAACATACGGACTTGCCGCATTTTTCGGCGCTTTAGTTCCTTTCCTGTTTGTCTGTGTAATAGATGATTTCACCGAAGAGGACGGAATAGTCGTTCATCCCGTGCACGTCGTGGAAAGCCCGATGGAAACACCGAAGCCGGAAGTCCACAGCGGCACACTCAAAGTCCCCGATATCACATATTATGAGGGCAAGCTCGAAATTCAGGATAAAACCCTTTCGTTCCCCATATATGCCCGCTCCGCTACGGGACGCGGCTTCGTGCTGAACCTCCGTTTCTACGATGCACAGGACAATATGACGGCGGAACGAAAAGTAAATTTCCCTGCCACCCCGAATACCGATGTATATAATCGCCGCGCATTGAGCATCACAAAAGAAGCGGCAGGCGACTATTCTTATTATACATGGTCGGAAATATGAGGTCTTAAATGCCGAATTTGCGGAAAATCCGCAAAATAAAAAGATAAGGAGAGGAAAATCCCTCTCCTTATTTAAACCTTATTGTCCGAAATCTGCTTTATTTTCAGCAGCAGAAGAAAAATCTCACTCTTCGTAAGTCCTGCGGCAAGAAGTTTCTTCTCAAATTCGCAACGGTATTCGGTCTCATAAATGCTTGCTGGTCTTGTGGTTGTCTTTTCCATGGTTTTCTCCTTCTGCTTTATATTCTGTTTTATAAATTGCGGGCTTTGCCCTGATTTAAGCATAGCATATACAGGGTGACTAATCAAATCCCAAATCATATTCCGAAACGTATAATATTAACATATGCAATCAAATACGGCAAATTTGTGACCGAAAACGGTCTTTTTGAAATACAATACAAAATAAGAAAGGATGAAGAATGGAAATTCAGGGCAGAGATTTAAGCGCAAAGCTTAAGGAAATGAAAAACAAAAGCAATCTGTCAAATCAGCAGATAGCCGATATAAGCGCAACACCGCTCAGCACCGTTACAAAGATACTGAGCGGAGAAACGGAAAGCCCGTCTTTTTTTACCGTCTGCGGAATAGTGCGTACATTGGGCGGTTCCGTGGATGAAATGATAGGCATTCCCATAGATTCCGATAAAAGAAGTCAGAAGCCGACAGAGTATGAGATAATGCTGTGCGAAAAGCAAAAGGAAATAGAACGCCTCTCCGAGCTGCACGAAAGAGAGCTTGCAAATGTCCGCGCCGACAGGGACAGCGAGCTCATGAACGTCCGCAAGTCGAAGCGGCTTCTCGCTATCTGGTTTTCAATCACGCTTGCGTTCGTAATCATGCTTTTAGCCATTGATATTCTCAACGGCAATATAGGCTTTATCAGATATACGCATGAATCGGGAAATCAGTCGGTCGCCGTCGGCAATTCCGTCATGCAATATATCAAAGAATTTTTCTTAAAGGTGCTGTAAAATAAATGGCAGAATTTTATATTTCAAGTACAAAACATTCAGTAAGAGAACGTCAGACCAAAAATAACGGCAAGGTCTATGATGTCATTTTCCGCATAACCGATAAATTCGGCAACGTCTCGCAGAAGAAGCTCTCCGGCTATAAAACAAAAGCACTTGCCAGAGCCGCACATGCAAAATTCATTACGGAACATTGCGAGGTCAATAAGGAAAAGGCACGCCCGCAGAAAACCGTCAATCCCGAAAAGGAAACACCCACCGTCGGCGAGCTTGTCCCGCTCTATCTCGCATCTATACAGAATCAAAACAAACCGTCGGTCGTCTACGGCAAAAAGACAGATTATGATATCTATCTCCTACCCAAATATCAAAACAGCAAAATTACAGCCCTCACAAAGGAAGAAATGTACCGCTGGCAGGATGAGTTGTGGGCAACGCGAAATCCACGCACAGGCGACTTCTATTCGTATTCCCGCCTTGTCAATATAAGAGTACGCGTCAATGCGTTCCTATCATATTGTGAGAGCCGCTATGGATATAAAAACTACCTCGCGGAAATTCCCAAGCCCAAACGCCGCGCACCGAAAGCTCCTATGCTCTTCTGGACAAGAGAAGAATTTGATAAATTCATCGCTACAGTCGACGACCCGAGAATGCACTGCCTCTTTACCATGCTGTTTTTCACGGGCAGAAGAAAAGGCGAAATCTTTGCTCTTACTCCGAACGATGTCAAGCCGGATAAATTGCTTATATCAAAGTCCGTTACGCGCCAGACGCTGGACGACAAGCCGTATCAGATTACAAGCACTAAGGCGGACAAGGTTCATGAAATCCCGCTCTGCCCTATCGTGCAGGAAGAACTCAAAAATTATAAAGGCGAAGCTCCGTTCTTCTTCGGCGGTGATAAACCTATGCCGCCAACTTCCGTCACCCGCTATTTTGAAAAGCATATCGCACAGGCAGGTGTGAAACGCATCCGTGTCCATGACCTCCGCCATTCATTCGTTTCTATGCTTATCCACCTCGGAGCCAATTACACCGTGGTTGCCGACCTCATAAGCGATACTCCCGAACAGGTTACTAAGACATACGGACATATGTACGACGAGGATAAACTCTCTATACTTTCCCATCTTAAATAACCGTATACTTTACCATCTCAAATAATACCTCCGTAATGCCTCCTCCCATCTTCATTTTGTTACTTTTTTGTTGCTATCTCCAAAAAACCACAATATATTGTATGCGACATTATGAAATCATCTGCATATTGTATGAATTAAACTCCCGTCGCCCGCTCCAATAGGGCTATACTACAAGATGTTGTGGTATAGCTCTATTTTTATGCTGTATATTGTGTTTTGCCACTATTTGTCTTTTACCACAAAATTCCATTATGAATTGCTATGAAACACATTTTCGCAATTTGTTACCACGATTTGTTACTATTTTTTTATGGTTTCCTTGAACCGTTTTGAGGAACGAGATTGCGTGAAGGGCTGCTGATAGGGTGGATGCGTCCGGCTCACCCCTTTGCAGTCGGAAAATACCCCCTATCCCGCGCATGTGCTAATATAATTACCAATTATCAAAGCATATAGCGCCGCTCCCGGGCTGTTTTTGCGTCTTCGGCTGTCGGCTTGTCTGCGTTGCTATTGTTAGTTGCTTTTTGCCTGTCTCGGGTTTTGTCGCGTCCTTGGCTGTAGCGTGCCATTATATGCATGTGCGGCGCGCTCGGGAGAACAACGCGCGCAAGAAATCAGCTCTTTGCCTCCTTTCGCCCTTCCTTTCCTTTCTGCCTCTCTCCTTGCGTCCTCCTCTCTTGCGCTGTGCCGTGCTGTGGCTGTGGCTCTCGGTGAGCTTGTGCGGCTCGGTGCTCGGCTGTGTGCTTTTTTCTTTTTATTTATTTTTCTTTTTTATCGGAGTATAATAATATCCGATGATATAATATTTATTATTATATAATATATATTGCAGATAAAATATAATATTTGATGGTAATATAATTTATAAGAGGTAAATATAATATTTAGTCTTGATATAATTTATATAATGGCATATAGTATATTAAGCGAAATATAATATACTACTGCAATATAAATAATAATAGCGCAAAAAGACCGCCGACGGAAGCGGAGACAATGCGCCCGAGGCAAAAAGACGGCTCGCAGCTTGTGAGCGTGTGCGGCTGGCTTATGCGGTTCGGGGTGTGGCTCTCCGGCATTTGTGGCGGTTTTGCTTTTTTGTGCGTTTTGCGTTTTGCGGTTGCGTTTTGCGTTTGGTTGCGCTCCGGCTCTGGGTTGGTTTGCCTTGCATCTCGTCGCCTGATTTGCCTATTGCGTGCGCGTGTGCTCTTTTTGCCCTTTGACGGGGGCGACGGTGCACGCGCTTTTTTGATTATGTTCCGGCGGGCTTGTGAGCGTGTGCGAGAGCTTCCAGCTCTGCCGCCTGTTGCGCGTCAAGCCTTGCGGTGTCTCGCTCCATTGCCTCAGCTATTGCACGGTTGACAAATGCATTAACACTTGCATCTCCGCATTTTGCCACGTGTGCTTTGATTTTGTCTTTTTGGTTTTTGGGCAATAAGACCGTCAAGCGATAATAATTTTCTTGCGCCCACTGGTATTTATATTTTGCTTGGTTAAATTTTTCTTTTTCTTCCATCGTTTTTTTGCTCCTCTGCTCCTGATTTTTGTATAAATATTATATCACGAGCGGCATTTTGTGCGCTATATAAAAAATCAACAAAAATGATGCGAAAACTTTGTGCAACATTTTGAAAATATTCCTGCGGATGACTATTGACATCCGCCGCATGATGTGCTATAATAAACGCGTAAGGCAAAGGAGCGCGGCAAGCGTCCTTTTACGAAAGGAGCGGAGGAAGATGGAAGAAATGACGAACGCGGAATTGAACACATTGCTTGAGTTGCTCGCGCAGCTTATAGAGGCAAAAGCGAAAACACCAGCAGAAGCCGCCGAGATTGTAAGAAAAGCAAAAACGGCATAAAAAAATAGTGTGCGCACAAAGTCGAAAGCGTCGCACACTATTTAAACCTAAAGGCGCACGGGGAGCCTTACCCCCGTACGCCTCTATTATAACACGGTAGGGCGAATAAGTCAACAAAAATTTTTATAAAAAAGCCGTGAGGCATGGAGGAAAAAGAAAATGGAAAGCAAGAGAGCGGAACAGCAAAAAACATTAACAGTCGAACAGCTTAAGACCGACCCTAAATATAAAGAGCTGCACACATCTTATTATCGCGGGTATGTGTCACGTAAGAGCGGCGGCATAATAAAACCGTATAGCGGGCGATATGGCAACGGCTATATTGTTTTATCCCCGTGCTGGGTATCGACTACATACTGCTATATAACATATTATGTTGAGAGATAAGGAGGATTTTAAAAATGGAATACACAATAAACAGAAATACAAATTTTAACAGTCTCGAGATTACATTTGACGGCATCCCGTCGGCAGCAGTCCGCGCAGCTATCCGCGAGTTAAAATATCGTTGGAACGCCGCCAAAAAACTTTGGTACGGTTTCGCCGACGAGGAGACCACGCGCGAAGCAATAGACAACGCCGACAAAACAGACGCACCCGCAAAGCCTGCAACGGTTGCAAAGGCAAGCAAGCCGCGCGCCGCCTCCCTGTGGGAACGCACGAGAACGGACAAGCTCCCCGCATACGGCACGGAAAACGAAATCAAAGCGGCAATAAAAGAGCTTGCACGGGCTAAAAATTGGGGTTATGACAGAGCCGCGGCGGCATACTTTCGCGAGCACCTGAAAAAACAATTCCCGGAGGTCAAATTTTCCATTACCTCCGGCGGTGCAGGCTGGCTCGACAGTTGCAATGTCCGCATAATTGCATCACCCTATGCGCGCGTACTTGTAAAAGGTAATCCCGACGCGGCGAAGTGGCGCGACCTTGGCGACCACTACGAGAACGGCGAACAGCTCGAAGCGATATATCAATATTGTGAAAAGCTTTTTAACGCAGCCGATGCCGACGATGGCGATGTTTATGCCGATTATGGCGCGCACCATGTTTTATATGGCGGCGTTACCGTATCGGGCGAATACAGTCAGACCGAAGCAACAGACGAGCAGAACAGCGACGCGGCGGATTTCTCCCGCCGTGCCGCCGAGCAAAAAGAAAAAGACGAAGCCGCACGCCGTGCGGAATGGGAAGAGCGCGAGAAACAGCGCAAAATCGACGCGGAAAACGCAGAAAAAGAAGCAGCCGAGACGAAAAAGAAAATTGACGCGGTAGAAAAGCACGTTGAAATTGTGGAGCTTGCCGAGAATGCCGCAATCATGATTGACGGGCTGCAAGTAGGCATCGGCAAAGAAAGCAACATCGCAGAAGTGCGCGAATCCATCAACGAGCGCGAAAGCGATAAAACAGAGCGGGCGCGAATCACTCGGAAAGTCATTTTTACAGATGCGGCAATTTTCAATGATTTTTGCGGGCTGTTCCTTTGTGATTTTTCATTCCTCGCCGGAATGGGCGGAACGGCTACAAGTGACGAGCGCGTCACAAATGACAACTTTTTCAAACTCAACAGAGAGCAGCGCGAAAGCGTAAAATTTTACATGAATAACTGCGTAGCCGTTTATCTCGGTGATGTCCTGCAATTTGTCATTGACCCTGAAGGATTTGACTATGCGCGATATGTTTGCATTCCCTCCGAGGCTTCCGCCGCGGAAGCCTTCGGGGACTACGAAGCCAAACAGACCGAGAGCGAAAGCCTCCGCGCCCCGTTCTACTTTCCCGAAACGATTGAAAAACAGATTGAAAGCGCAAATCTCAACGAGGGCGAACCCGTCACGGTGTTATATTATTCTGATTTTTGCATGGTCTCAGACTACCGCGGAACGCTCAAAAGCCTTTCCCCGTGTACATATGCACAATACAGCGATGCCGCGCGGCTCTGCATGACTATTGACGGCAAGCGCAAAGCAACCGAATTTATCATCAAAAGCGGAAACGCCGTTATATATTGCGGAGCACTGCCGCCCATCCCCGAAAGTCTGAGGCGCGATATAGTGCGCCGTGAAAATGGCGTGATATCATACTTTGTGCGAAATGTCGGAAGCACCGCCCGCGAATATATGCGGGATGTCATAGATTTTTACGCTGAAAACGGCTTTACTCCGGTAATAGATACGATACAGAGGTAAACAGACCACTATAAAAAGCCTGCCGCCCTGAATGGCGGCAGGCGGAGAGGATGAAGAGATGAAAAACGATTGCAGGCGATGCAAGCACTTTTACAGAGTGATGGCGACGGAAAGCGGCTATAATCCATTCCCGAGCTGCCAGCGATACGCCGACACAGGCAAACACCCGAATATAATCACCCGCGAATGCTTTGAGAAAAGGAGGAAAACAAGATGAAAAAAATTATAAATATCATTGCTTCCGTGCTTTTGCTCCTGCTCATGGGCGTAAACAGCGAAGCCGAGAAAAACGGCATAATCAAAAGGTGAGGAGGCGAAACGGATGAAAATCAATTTTGATAGGGCAACGAAGCGCAGATACAGCATCGAGACCGTCGCGCCGAATCGCTTTTATCTGACATTTGCAGAGCGCAACAGCCACGGCGAGCAAATAACGATAGGCTTTACAGCGTGCAAAACGCGCCCCGAGAGCCGCGCGGATTTGGCGGCGGCATGGCATAGAGCCGGAAGCACGCCCGCCCCGCTCGCGTCGTATTGGAGCGTGGAGACATACGCCACGGATGAAGAAGGCTTTTGTCATGAATTCTGCATGGCTTTTTTTGAAACTTTGTAAACAGCAAAAGGCAAAAATTCTGCATGAGCATAAACAGACCGAGCGGAAAATTCTGCATGGCTTTCCCGCTCGGCGCAGTAGGAGGAATTAAGGATGAATAAACAGCAATACATATCGGCGGCGGAAAGGTATCTTTCTGCCCTGCCATCCACAAACAAAAGCGCGGTAACGGTATCAAGCTACCGCATGATTTTAGATAAGTTTGCCGCCTATATGGATTCCTGCGGCATGGCAGACGGCGCGGAAATAAGCCTTGACACCGTGATAGGATGGCGCGAGAACCTTGCCGAGAGCGCGGCGATAAATACGGTGCGGCATTACATGATGGTTTTGCACGGCTTTTTCACGTGGGCGAAAAAAGTGAGGCTTGCCGGCGAAAATCCCGTTGATTTGGATGAAGTGCCTAAACAGCGCGAAATAGAATATCAGCTTCTCACGCTCGGCGAAATCGAGAGGCTTTTATCTTCCGATGCGCCGTCGGAGATAAACAGAAAAACAGCCCTGCGCAACCGTGCGATGATAGTTATGCTCATACAGACGGGGATGCGGAATGCGGAGTTGCGCAGTCTGCGACTGTCGGATGTCGACTTCGAGCGGCGCACAATCACCCTGAAAAACGGCAAAGGCGGAAAATCCAGAACAGTACCGTTTCCCGAGCTTTCGCGCATAGCCGTCACGGATTACCTTAACAGCGAGGTGCGCCCTATGTGGTGCACGGAAAATGATTTGCTTTTCGGCTCGGATGCCGACGAAAACGGCAAGACAACAAACGGTGCCGCATGGCATGAATTTTCGAGCATAGGACTTTTACAGATGGTAAACAGATATATCGAAAAAGTCACAGGGCGAAAAGGAATAGGCGTGCACGCCCTGCGGCATGCGGCGGCTTCGCTGTGGGATGAAAAGGGCGTGCCTATGCGCGACATACAAAATGCGCTCGGTCACAATGACATACGCACCACGCAACAGATTTATGTGAGCGTGCTCAATAAGTCAAAATCCGCCGAGCGGATAAACGCCGTGTTTGACGAGATGGCATAAGAAAAAGCGGGAACGCCATCGCAAAGAGTTTGTTTTTGCAAAAAAATGCAAAAAAGCTATTGGCAAAGCACCGAAACGGTGCTATAATAAGAGCATAAACAGAAAACGCCAAAAGGCAAGGAGGAAAAAGAAATGGCAAAAGCAAAAGCAAAATGCATATGTGCCACATGCGGGAAGGAATTTGTCGTTGAAAAAAACTGCTTTAATCGTGCGGATGCGAATAATTTTGAAAGTTATGCCGCCGAGCATTATGACGAGTGCAAAGACTGCTACTTGTCGCGCATAAAAGACGCGGCGGAAAAGCGCGCAAACGCCCTTATCGAAAAATACAATTTGCCGCTGGTCACGGGCGTATCGGAAAAACAAATTGCATATGCGAACAATTTGCGCAGAGATTTTTTAAACAGTTGCACCGAGAAAAAATTTGAATTTGCCGCAACGGCGGACAGTCTTTTAGCCGATAGGCAAGAGACATTGCGGGCTTTGGCAGATGAACATTGCGGCGGAAATATCGAGGAGGCAAAAATTCGCGGTCTCGAAGCATACGGACTTTTGAAATACTATATATTACTGCACGAATCGAACGCAGGAAAAATAATCGAATTGCTGAAAGACTAAAAGCATAAATGCAAGAGGAGGAAAAGAAAATGGAGAAGCAGAAAATAAAATTGTACGAAACAATGGAAACAGGCGAGAATTTGTCTTGGTGCCGTCCGTATATCTCGCGCGATGGGTCTTGCGCAATGGTTATCAACGAGGGAGAAATCATTAACATTATGATAAATGGCAAAGATTTTCCGAACCCGAGTTACGAACAAATTGCTTCGTTGGCTGCACGGCTTAGCCCTGATGATGTCAACCCAGATGCAGATGATAATGAGCTTGTAGAAATTTTGTGCGATGTCATGCGCGAAGTCGGCTGCGCTGATTGTCCCTACCGCGACGAGTGCGAATGTATGGATGAACTGCCGTCATGAAATTATCAGAGGTCACAAGATTATTAGAGGCAGCTCGGGAGTGCAACACGCTCGAAGGCTACATTGGCGAGTGCGGCGGCTCACTGCCGGACGACAGCTATTACGAGGATGACGGCGCGAGTAAAGCCGTCGAGGTTTTAACGGTGCTGTATGAGTGCCGCGACGGAATAAGCGTAAACACATTGCTCCGGCTGTACGGTGGCAGCGTAGCCGATTTTTACCGCGAGTACGGCATCCCGCGGCGCACGATGCAAAACTGGCTGACAGAGACAAACAATCACTCCGACCCGCCGCAGTACCTTATGCGGCTTATCCTTGCCGATTTGATATAATTACAAAAAAACAGCCCGCAAAGGCTGTTTTTTTGTTTGTAATCTTTATTTCCGGTCGTTGCGCGTTGCGTGCTGCTCTTTGCGGTATGCCCGTGTGAACCTCTACGCGGTCAATACAGCGCGTTTCGCGTTTTTCGGGTAAACTTATATGTAAACGCACAAATCGCCGCACAGCCCCGCATTTTAAGCCACAGGGTGCATTACCGTAAAAGTGCCATCAGTGCGCCGACAATCGCGGTCACCGCCACGGTTACGGTGGCACTTGCGGCGGCTATTTTGATTTTGTCCCAAAGCACAAGAGGCTTGCTCTCTATAGCGTCCAGCCTGTCATCATGGTCGGCTACGATAGCGGCGGTCTTTTCCGCGTTGTCGTTTGTCCGCTTCAGCTCTCCGCAGAGCTCGGTTATAGCTATGTTCTGCTGATGTATCTCGGTAGCAAGTGATTCCAGCTGGTCGATGCGGTGCGTGTTTGATTTTGCGCGTTCTTCTACCTTTGCCATGCGCTCGGGCATTGTAAGCTCGCTCATAAAAGAGTCTCCTTTGTTTTTTTTATTTGTTTTTGAGGTCATACAGGGATGATTCTATTTTGCCGATAAGCCATCGTTCGACATCGCCGAAGTTCTCCGCGATAAATTTCATGAGCTCGTCCGAGAGCTGGTTTTTTATAGTGTCGAGTGCCATATCAAGAGCTTTTTTCTGTGCCTCTTTTGTCCATGCGTCGGTGCCTTTCAGACCCTCAACATACGACTGATATGTAGCCTTAACGCCGTTGAGCACAATCTGCGTGATATCTCTCATGTATTTAAGGGCTTTCGCGTCCTTGATATGTGCCGTCAGAAAGGCGGAAAATTTGTTTCCGAGCCATGTAATAACGGCTGTGAGTATAATGCCGATGGTTGTAAATAAAATATCGTTCCAGTTCATAATTGTATCTCCTTAATTTTAAATTTTATTTTTATTTGCGGGTAATTTGCGGGTAACTTGCCGTACCGTTGGTAAAAACTTTGCAATCGATTTTCATATTGCCTCCTGCACACCTTTACACGATTTCCATATCATCTATTTCCTCATCGGCAGAGGCAGGCACTTCTTTGTAGAAAGTACCAGTGGATATATTTGTCAAAAAACGACCATCAGCTTGGTTGTACATACCCAATACACCATCAGACTTTCTTTCTACAGGAATTAGGTCTAATAGTAGATTACCATTGACATCCCAGTATTTAAAATAGTGGATTACTCTTATACCATTGTCAAGCTCTGAAGTCCTATGTACAGTAAATAGATACATATTATAAGGACTACTGTCCCAATTTATATATTCTTTTGCTGCATAAGCATCCTCAGTTTGCCCATTTATTGTTATACTTACTTTTTCTTTATTAGGATTAGTTTGATTAATTATTGTGTATACTGTGTCTGTAGGTATGCCATCTGCCCTTGCATATGCAGTAGTAGATATTGATGTGCCAACATTAAATACAACACCATTAGGGTCAACATATGCTCTACATCTTTCTGTAGTATAGAACACACCAAATATATTAGCAGTACCTTTTAATGTAATCTTATACTCTGCCCTACATCCATTTTGATATGGAATTCCAAGGTCTATCCAAGCTTTAGAATCATCAATAGCAACAAGATAAGGCAACTCTGTATATGTAGTCGGCAGTTTCAAATTTCGGAGTGCTTTGCCGTCGGTGAGCAGTAACTTATTGTTGCGCGTCAGGACTTTAAGTGGAATATCGTTACCACTCTGCCATTTTACAGCCTGCCCGTCGGCGAGTAGCACTTTATTGTTTTTTGATAATACTTGCATATTACCTCCTTATCTGGTACTTAGTTGTTTCCCAAAAGAGACTGTATATAACTATATACCGCCCCGCTCGTAATGAGATTGCCGCTGTTCTGTGTTACTGTAGTATCGATGCCGAGCGCATCTGTATCTTCTACGCCATCAACCTGTCCCATGACAGACAAGCCCTTGTTAAACTGCGCTTCCGTGCCTGTAAAGCCGCCGTCCTGCGCTGAGGCATATGCGGATTTGCCAACCGCTCCGGTCTCACCGGTTGCACCGCGAGAAGGTTTGCCTGTATCCGCATTTCCGAGATACCAGTTGCCGTTTGCGCCGATTGTCGGTGTTATACCATCCGTACCGTCTGTACCATCAGCACCGTCTTTACCGTTTGTACCGTTCGTACCGTTCATAACATTAAATTCATGCGCTCCGTCCTTGTCGGTGATGGTTACCTTTGTGCCGTCTGTGATAGCCTGTGTTGCAACAGTCGGCGATACACCATCAGTACCGTTTTTGCCGTCCGTGCCGTTAGTCCCGTTCTTGCCGTCTTTGCCGTCGGTCACCGTTGCGGTTGTTGTGCCTGATTTGTCCGTGATGGTTATTACTGCACCATCGGCTGTTTGCTCAACTTTTGCCGTCGGGCTGAAACCGCCGTCATCGCCTTTTTCGGCTATAAGCTGCCATGAGGAAGAAGTAGCGGGGTTTTTATTGTAGTTTTCCTCTTTTGCTATGTAGCTCGAGCCGTCGAGCGTTACAATGGCGAGATACGGATATGTTGTTGTGCTGTTCCATTCGCCCATCGGCACAGGGCTTGTGGACAGCTTCATCCAGTATGATTCCCATCCGGCAGTAACACCGGGTTCGACTATCCCCGTAACGGTGCCGTAGGCGATAAAGGAGACGCCGTTGTGCGTGACGATATTCAGCTTGTTGTATGTCACCGTGCTGTTCCATTCGCCTTTTACTACGGGAGAAACAATACCGATTTGCGTTGTTTGTGATTGCATAAAAATTACCTCCTGATTTTATATTTTATCCCAGACTATGGCGTTTCGCCATGAGCCATAGATTTTTGCCACCCATACCGCAGAACCGACTGCGGCATCCGATACGGTAGATTTGTACGGCAAGAAAAGCTCCGTCGCATCGCCTACGAGCTTCACGCCCATTTCCGAGCCGCCCACCGCCGCCGTCATTGTTACGGTGGCTTTGTAAAGCCGCAGGCAATCCCTTGTTTCCTCTCGGCATATTTCCCGCGCTATATTTTCTATAGCCGTGCGGATGTCTCTGCTGTCTTTCAGACTGTTTTTCATGATTTGCCTCCTGTAAAATCCGTCGAAGCCGTGACGGAAATTTGCGGATAGTCGTTTACACTCACTGCGTTTATACTCATCGCGCCCGTTTCGCCGAGCGGAAGCGTAAAGCCCTGTATCAGGTGCCTTTCTACGGGATGCCCCGCTTTGTCCTCGCGCCTGACGGAAATAAGCCTGTTTTCGTGCAGGTGGAATATCTGGTCGGTTTCGAGCGTTACCGTCTTTTGCAGTACCGATTTCCGTTTGAGATAATATTTTGCAAGTGCCACGCACTGGTCGGCGTTCCAGTATTCGGCTTTGTCCTCGCGGTATAGCTTTCTGCCGATAATGTTTATGTTGGTATCGCTTTTCGGGTCGCGGTTTGTCGCTCTGCCGTAGACGGCATGTCCGGTAGCCCCCTCGCCCGCAACAATCACATCGTTTTTGACATCGGCATTTGCCCATGTTTCGGAGATTGAGAAAAGCATGTTCTCATTCGTCGAAAAATCCCATAATACAGGCTTTGCAGAATCGTCCACATCATCCTGCGAAGGCTCGATGCGGAGCGCACCCGTTGCATCATATCCGATGAGCCCCGCGATGCAATCGTTGAGGGCAAGAATAATCTGTGCGAAGCTCGAGCCACCGCTTTCGGAAATCGTGAACGGTACTGCCGTCATCTGCACATTCTCGGCTACACTGCCGTCGCCCCTTGCGGCAAGATATGTTTTACCGTTATAGTAGCTTGTAAAAACAGGCGTGACAGGGTCTATCATCCATTCCATGGGGAAATTTCCCGAAGCATAGCTGTATTTTGAGAGGCGGAGTATCGAGGCAATCGCATTAAAAATGTTCGTGCCGATATTTACCTGATATGTGTTCTCGAGCGTTCCGAGCAGAGAGCCGTCGAGATATGCCCATTTGTCGACAAGCTCAAAACTCATGGTGTTTGTGTCGTGAGACAGTGCCGCCGTAGGGTTTTTCAGGTAAAAAGTCCCCTGCGGCAGGTAAAACTCCGTGCCGTCGTCAATAATAATGCCTTTTGAAAGCCTCACGCGCCTTCCGAACCAAATGTTGTTTACATTGTAGTCAAAGGCACCGTCAATATTCGATAAAACAATATTCGCGCTTCTCCGTGTACCGTTTTGCAGTGAGACATTCAGGCTGCCGTCCTGCAAAAAAGCCCTGCTGTCGTATTTGCCTCTCACGGGTCGCCTTGAATTTCCGTCGAGGAAAAACGCCACAGAATCATCAGGCTGGAGAAATTCGAGACGGGAGATTTTTCTTGCGCCTTTTTTCAGAGTTTGCAAATACTCGTTATATCTGTTTATCATTGTTCACCGCCTCCCATGCCGTAAGCGTGCCGTTATCGTTGTTTATACTGCAAATAGTAGGAGATACATCATCCGGTGTCGTTGCTTTAAGCACACCGCCGTTGCCGTTAAACGGTTCTCCGCGCGACATATCGTCAATGCTGAAAGTAGTGCCTTTATAGTCAGCTGGATACATAAATTCAAGCTGCCCTGTTTCCATGTCTGCATCTGCCATTACTCGCGATACCATGTTCGAATTTGCCCATCCATCGTCCGCAGGAGTTTGAATGAGGACGGCTTCGCTTGCATCCCCTATTTCCTCCCACGAAATGGAGGCTATGACCTGCTTTCTTTCGCTTCCCACGGTGATTGTCTGCGTTACAGGTGCGGATATGCCAACCATATATAAGTTGCCTTTGGCATCTTTCAGAAAGAATGTTTTTGCGCCGCTTGAAATTGCAAAAAGCTTTTCCATCCGTTGCCATGTGTCGCCGTATTCCCCGAAATCCATATCGCCGATGAGGGCTTGCAGTGTGCCGCTTTTGCCGTGTATAGTCGATGGCTGTCGCCTGCGATACGGCGTAAAGTTTGCCATCATATTCGGCGTATTGTTGTTGGAAATTTCCGAGTGCTGAATATTATACGCAAATATCCATACATCGCTGACATGCCACACATTACGGTAATTGACATCTTCCGTTGCCTCCATGAGCATGTAAGAATCGATATTGTGCATTATAGGCTCTGAATCTATAGGAGTGTTCATAACATTTCTGTCAGCCGCTATGTAGACATCGTAAATATATGTTTCGTAGTTTCTTGCGCCGAAATCCCGAATTTGAGTAAAAGATGCAGGCAATTCATATATCAATTTCTTTATTGCCGAATTCCCGCGCTCTCGGCGATATATTCTGCTCGTTCTGGTGGGGTCTGTTGTGTTGTTAAGCCCCCACGATAGTAAATTAGCGCCGTTTGATAACTGACTGACACGCAATTTCGCGCCCGTAGTGTCCATTTCGTAAGAGACTTCAAACGAATTCATGACACTTCTCTGAACACCATGTTCTGTCTGCACTGTGAGCCTTACAAAATATGTATTTCCTGCAACCAAGCCCTCAAGTCTATATTGCAAATCTCCTGTGGTCATTTTGCCCGTATCATCAAGCAGCTCGGAGGGCGTGTAACCGCTTGCCGAAACAGCACCCATGTAAAGCTGCCATCTCACCCACGATATCGCATCCCCCTGCGCCTGCCCGTATCCGCCCGAGATTGTTGTATACGCCTTGTCTACAGTGACAGGTACGGCTATTGCAAGTGACGGTGCCGTGCGCGTGCGGAATACTGCGGGGGAGTAAAGATTTACAAAAGGCGTGCTTTGCACTGTGCCCCAGTAAATGGTTATGTTCATTTTGTATTCTGCACCATCGGTCAAGCCCCAATCGCTCCATTTTACGGGATTGCCCGAGCTGTCGGTAGGCGCATAGGTAAATATTTGCTGTTCGCCGTTTGCATTTGTGCCGTATGCGGGGCATCCGTCCGTAGCGGTTACACCGTGTACCTCCGTGCTTGCCGTGTCGTTCTTGCTTATCAAAATGCGAAAGCCTGTCATCGCATCCGTGCCGTTTATCTGCCACGATATGACTATAGGGTCGTTTGCCGCGACGGTTCCGTTGCCCTCACCTGCAAAAAGCGAGGGCGTTATGTTTGTTGCCTGAAATAAAGCCATATTTTATTGTTCACCTCTCTTTACCATTCCCTCACAAGGGGCATCTCACGCAGAAGCTCCGATATCGTATAGCGGTCTGCCTTCTCGGAGGAAATCGGCACGCCGTTTATGTATGTATTGCGTGACATGTTGCGATTGTCGTTCGCTGTGTGGTTTTGCGTTATCACATTGCCGCGGGTAGGCATCGTATGCTCGAGCGCACCGTAAAGTATGCCGAGATTATTGCAAAAGTCCCGGAAAGCTACCGTATTCTGCGGATTGAGTATCTTTTCCGTGATGTCGGGCGGCAAAACTATTTCGTCCCGCTCGGTTGCCTTTATTCCGCCCAGCCCGTGAAGCACGCCGCCGCTGTCGTAAAGCTGATTTACACGATTGTTAGCGTTGCCCATTTGGTTACCGCCGTTTCGACCGCCACCATAACCTTTTTTGACTTCAAGTGATTCTTCGAACCCGAGAGCCTCCGCTCCTGCAGGGACGGTGTATGTGCCATCTCCATTGAAACGCACATCGCTCCTTTTGTAATACAAGCCGCCGATAGTGTCGTAAATATACGATTCGCCGTTGTATGTTCCGTTCATGTCAGAAGAAGGTATAAATGTTCGCTCGCTACCGTTTATACGGTTCAGACGGTTATTTGCCTCTACAGCATCAGGGTCGCCCGCTTCTACTCTGTCGCCATATTTATCCCAGAATGCGCCTGCAATGTCACCCCACGAAGCCGCACCCGAAGAGATTGTGTTTTTTGTATAGTCGGCATATGTATTGCCCAAGCCCTGTATTCGCGCTATTGCGTCGAGAATTTCAATGACAAACGGCGGTATGCCCGATGTGCCCATCACGTTGTTGTAATAAGCCATCCACTCATTGATTTTGTCGTAGATGTCCTTCATCGGCTTTCCGGCATCGAGCATTCCTTTTATCTCGGCAATAGCTTTTTGCAGAAGCTCATCGCCGATTTTCTTTTGCACTTCGGCGAGCTTTTCCATAGCTTTTGCTATGTTCTCGGCATTTTTGCGTTCCTGCTCTGCGAGAGCCTCTACAGCCTTTTGCAGGTTCTTTTGCGCTTTCGCTATGTTTTGAGCGTTCTTTTCTTCCTGCTTGTGCAGAGCCTTTATCGCATCTTCGATATCTTCTTCGGCTTTCAGAATATCCTTTTGAGCCTTTTCGACATTCTCACGCGCTTTCTGAACATTTTTCTCATTTGCCTGCCATTCCCAAAGCCCCGACTGCTCGTTGAAAACGCGGACATTCCGCTCGTTTATGGTATCGACAAGCTCCTTTTGCGCCTTTATGAGGTCAAGTTTCTTTTCTTCGAGATTTTTCTCCTTTTCGGCTATGGCTTCGCGTTTTTCGGCTATAGCCTCCGCAGCGTCCTTTTGCGCCTGCAAAAGTTCTTCTTCCCGCACGGCTATAGCTTCTTTCTTCGCGGCTATAGCTTCCTCAGCCGCCCTTTGAGCTTCGAGCAGATTTGCTTCCGCATCAAGTACCGACTTTCGGTAATTTTCAAACTGGTTGGCTTCCTTTTGCTTGTCTATCAGCCCTTGCAGAGCATCTTTTATTTGGTCATATTGCTCTTTGAGCTTTTTGGCAGGGTCTTCGGCATTGTCAATTTCCTTGTTGAGATTAGCCTGCGCCTCTTTAATTGCATCTACGCTGTCTTTGGTCTTTTTATAAGTTTCCATGACGGCAGAGACTTTATCGAGCTGTGCTTGCAGTGCCATCGCAACATTCATTAGAGTCTCTGCCGTTTCGGTTTTGCCATCGCGTAAAGCCGCACGATATTCAGAAAAAAGCTGCTGAACTATATCGGAAAGTTTTTTGTAGCTTTGATAATATTCCTCCGCACTTCTTGCGGTTGCCATTTTCGCTATGTCAGGAGCAAATTTAGAAGTATATCCCTCGATAGTATCATCATTTTCTATCATAGTCCAAACGCTGGTTACACTATTTCGAAATGATTTACCTGCTTTTTCAACTTCTGTTTCCGCCGCCTGTGATGCCCATAGCGCTTTCATTTCGGCAGCGAGAAGTTCCTGCTCGGTAAGTTTTTTTAGAGCTTCACTATATTCTTCCGTGCCCTCCTTAAGGTCTTTGAGCGCATCCTTTTTGTCTTTGGAAAGCAGATTTACTATTTTCTTTTCTACTTCATAGTATTCATCAGTTTGGGGCGTCAGTTTTTCGTATTGCGCAACAAGTGCTTTCAGCTCCTGTGTATTATCGCTTATGGCATCCCACGCTTCCATAGCCTCAAGGCGGGCTCTGTGCTGCTCTTGCTCATAAGCTTTTACGACACCAGTCAGAAGGGATATTCCGGCGACGGCAATTCCAATCCATCCAAATGCACCCTGTAAAGTCATGCCTGCGGTGGATACAGATTTCATGCCTTTTGCAACATTGCTAAGACCGCTAAAAATGTTTGACAGCCCTTTGGCTATCTTGGCACTAAACAAAGTGGTCATGATGCCGCCCAAAGTTCCAGCCGCATTGACAATACCACCAGTATATTCTATTAGAGACAGCAGTCCGTTCCCAATATCAAGAAGCGTTTTTTTGAATTTGAGAATGCCCTGCTCATCGTTCGCGAGCTCCTGCCATTTTGCCTTGAAAGTATTCAGCTTTGCGGTATATGTGTCCATATACTGCTCGTTTTCTTTGAGAGAGTAGCCCTCCGCATTGTTCATATTGTCGAGCGCGGTCTGAACATCCTCAAAGTTCTTCATCAGGGCGATAAAGTAGTTTTTGCGGTATGTGCCTGCCGTGTCATATACACCCGTCATGCTGTCGTATATCTCGGAAAGCTCTTCGCCGAGTGCAGATTCTATTGTCTGTCCCTCTTTTGTTTCAAAAAAATCTGCGAGTTTGTCCGCCTGCTCAGCGGAAAGATGATTAAGCTCTTTTGACAGGTGTTCCCAAACATCAAGAATAGAGGCTGCGCCCATTCTGTATTCATCGACAATCTTTTTCATGTCGGTGGAGAGTGAAGCATACATATCCAGAGCTTTAGGTTTCATTGTATACGCAAGCAGAGACTTAACCGCCGTGCCGAGCTGTTGCCCGCTCGCGCCCGTTGCACCCGAAAGCGCAGTGATTACGGCAACGGTTTCTTCAAGGCTCATTTTCGCCTGATTTGCATAAGAGCCGACTTTTTCAAGCGCGAGAAGCAGTTTCTGCGTCGATACGGGGGCATTGTCAGCCGTTTTATTGAGTATGTCGATTATGTATGTAAGCTCGTCCGCACCCTTGCCAAACTGCGTCATTATGGCTATAAGCCCATTTGAGGCTTCTTCCGCGTCCAGCTCCGCAACATTCAGCGCGAGAAGTGCCGCTTCCGTTGCCTTTACGGAATCTGACCATGTCATGCCCGAGCGTGCAAAGTTTGTAGCTATATCCGCCGCATTTTCAAAAGTCTGTCCGAAGTTCTGTGCCAACTCATAGAGCTTCTTGGAAATTCTGTCGTTGAGAATGTCCTCATTAAGCACTCGCTTTATTTCGATAATGCGGTTTTCCGTCTCGATAAGTACCTCATCTATCGAGCTTATGGCGTCGCGTATGGCGTTCAGCGGCTTCATTATGAGCGTAGCCACAACCTGCCATTTCAGAAATGCCGCCGCATTGTCAAGCAGAGTGGCACCGTTTTTACTGACCGCTTTTTGATTTTCGTTTACGGCTTTTGATACCTCGCGGATGTTCTTTGCCGCGTTGTTTGCTTTTTCTCCCGTAGCGCGGAAAGCGTTTGAAAGCGCGTTCAGCTGGGAGGCGAGCTTGCCGTTTATTTCTATTTTCTGCAGGTTTGTAAGCGGCGTTTTAAGCTTTTTTACGCCGTTTACAAGGTCGGCAGAGCCTTTGCTTGCCGCGTCAAAGCTCTTTGCCAAAACATTCAGCTGTGCCGTGAGCCTGCTGTTTATATCTGTTTTCTGCAGATTTGCAAGCGGCTCTTGCAGCTTGGATATTGCTGTTTTCAGCTTCGTCAGGCTGCCTTGCGCCGATGCACTGTTAAGCTCTACATTTAGTAAAATCTGCGCCATTTGCGCCTCCTTAGATTTTGTATTCGTCCAGTCCGTCTATGCCCTGCGTGCCCGTCACCGTATAGCCCTGCGCCGTCATCCCGTTTGCAAATGCACTCATTATGCGCCCGTCCTTGAGGTCATCTATCATGCTGTTCCAGAAGGGGCGCGGCGGGATGTTGTCTCCCCAGTTGTAGCCCTCGGCTTTTTGCAGGATATAGATGAGATGGTCGCCGAATATCTGATGATTGTACGGCGTATTTTCTCCCTCCGGCTCGTAGGAAAAATGCAGGCTGTTTCCTACAATTTCGGATGATATATTGCCCTCGTCCTCAATCGCCCTGCCACGTTCTGTATTCCCGCGGCGGCGCGTGTAGTGTTCGGGAGTGTACGCATCGAATAAATCGCTTTGCAAATGTTTTTGCAGTGCGTCTCTGATTTCGGCACTGACATATTCCAGCGCATATGGAAATTTTGTTTCTATGTCCGCGAGAATATCTCTCAAATCGGCTTCCGCGCCGATTACGGAAATGCTCGATGTTATCATGTGCATGCCACCTTTTTTAAAAAATGTCCCGTCCCGAAAGCCGAGACGGGACATTCAGAAAATTACGCCGTTACCGTTACATTGCAGTATGCGACAAGATTGCCGCCGGTACTGCGCGTAAGCGTTACCGTGATTTCGGTTGTGCCTGCGGCAATACCCTTTACAAGCCCGTTCGTATCAACGGTTGCCGTTGCGGGTGTCTTGGAAACGTATGTCAGGTCGGAATATACCGGCTGTACGGTAGAGCCGTCGGGCATGAAGTACTTCACGGGTACTCTCTCCGTTGAGCCTTTGGCTACAGTTATTCCCTCGCCGATTATCGCGAGTGCCTCTACGGCGGATGTTGTGCCGCTGCAGGGGACGTACACATAGTATGCGTAGTTGCTGTCGTCGTTACCGCAAGCCGCGCATGCCATAGCATTGTCGTCGGGCGCGAGAGCCTGCCATGTGAGCGCGGTTGTGCTGTTTGAAGTCTGATTGCCGCTTATGCCTGCGTCGCCGCCGAATTTTACGCGGGGAACATTGACATAGAGATAGCCTGCGAGGGGGCTGTTGCTCGTCTCGCCGTTTACCTTGGCAAAAATGCCGTATTTGAGCGTGAGCGCGAGAACGGCGGGATTTGCGGAGGTGGGCAGTCCGAGATACTGTGTGGATGCGCTCTGCGTGAAGTAGAATACATCGTACTGCTTGCCGCTTATGGCGTTGAAGCCCGTCACCTGCTTTGTTGTCGGGTCGATGTAGTAGTTTGCACCCATGTACTTTGCGGCGTTGTGCTCGCGCAGTGTGCACCAGCATCCCGTGTCTGTTGCGGGCTGTGCATAGTCCTTTACGGGCGTTTGCGTAACGGTGAGAGCCGCGCCTGTTGCGGTGATGGTCTCGCATACGGGGGTAATGCCGTTGTAGCCCATCGAGCCGCCTGTTTGGAGCTGACGCAGACCGAGAGAAAATGCCTGCGATGTGTAAGAGCCCGAAAGTCTTGTTGTATCGGGTATGAGGTCTACAAGTTTGTTCAGGAAGCCGCCTTCGACTGCCTGAAGGTTGAATGTGTAGTTGATTGCGCCCTCGGAGGGTATGTTGTCGTATGCCACGATATTGCCCGTTGCGGGGTCGCGCACCGTCATTTCCACAAGACCCTTTGCAATGAGATTGGGGTCGCCGAAATTGAAGATTGTGTTCATTATTTTTCTCCTTTACTTGTTAAATACTTTTCCTATTTCGGACAGCGGCATCGTGCCGCATTCGTCCGCTTTGATATCAAATTCCCAGCATGGCGCGGGATTTCCTTTTTTGAATGATACCATTCCCGAGAGTTCTGCCGTGCCGTACATCTGATATCGCTTGTCACGCTGAATCGCTTTGCGTCGGTTTTCAAATTCGCGCACAGTCCATTCGTTTATATCGCGTTCCCTTATGCCCGATTGATAGGCAACGGAAGCTATGAGGTCATCGGTGTTTATATCGAGACTTATATCGCTGTCGGATTTTGCCAGAAGCTCTGCGTCCTTTACAAGCTCCGCATTTTCGCTTTCGTCCGGCAGCTTTAGTCCGTTTTGCTCGGCTATAAGCGGTCTGATGATATTTGAAAATTCGCGTGCAGTCACCCTGACGGCTTTCCCGTTTTGAAAAAATTCAAGCTCCGAGAGGCTTATTTCTTTTTCGTCTCTGATTACGGTAGCATGCTCTAATATTTCGCCCATGTCAAATCCAATCCGCAGGGACAGACATGTAAGCGTCAATATTCGGGCGAATATTCCCGCCGTGGGATTGCCTTCGAGTGCCGCGTCGGTTTCCATTGCAAAAACAGCCGAAAGATAGTTGCGGCACGAGTACTTGACAGGGAGCGTACCCAGCCGCAGAAGTAAGGCATCTTTGCAAGCCGAAAATTCCTCGTAGTTTTCCATTGTTATCGGGTAAAAGCAAAGCCCGCACGCCTCTGTTGGTTCTCCGTTCCGGATTGCCTTGCTTCTTATGGACTTATGCGCGTTCATCTTTTCCGTGAGCCTCCGATTCGTTTCGTCTCACTCTGTATTGATAGCATTCCCGCGCACCGTCGGTATTTTCTGCCTGCCCCGAGCAGGTGCAGAAGTGCTGATGTGCGCAGAATGCGCCGAGTGCCGATTTTTCGTCATTGAGATTTGTCGCCTTGTTGATAAGGTCTGCGCATATGAGATAGCGCAGATGAGTAAGCCGTTTGCTGTAAGGGCATATGTACTTGTCCATATTCAATATCCCTCCAGCTCTATTGTCGTGCTTATCTGCCGGTTGCCGCAAACCGCCGTAACGGTTAAGGGAACATCGCTCGATTTCAGACAGCTTATTTTTACGGCGTTGGAAATGCCCATCAGCTCGCCGCTCTTTATTTCGAGAGATGCCACGGCGTATCTTGCGTCGTCGCTGTACTGTATGAGAGAGCCACTGTCCGCAATCTGCAGCTGTGAGCCTGTGTACTCGTCTCCCGCCGTATAGCTGTGCGTCAGAATGCCGTTTCCCGCGTTTGCGTCCGCTATGGAATTGAGTATGTCATCGGAGGCTATGGGCGTAATCGAGTAGCATTCCGGCAAAGCACCCGAGAAAAGCCATGTTACGGGTCGTGCGGTGGAAAATCCGCCGTCAAATCCCGTTGCGTTAAGTATGGCGTCGGTGTATTGCTTTATACTCACGGGCACGGCACCGCGGAATTGCAGATTTTCTTCTCCGTTTGTGCTTATTGTCACATCCGCCGCAGCCGATACATTCGGGTTTTGCAGGAGAGTGGCGGTTATCATGGCATTACCTGCCTTTATGCCCGTCACAAGCCCGCTTTCGCTGACCGTTGCCGTTTCCCCATCCGAAGAAGTCCATTTCCATGTCAGAGGCATATCATCGGGGCTTTTGGCTTCGCCGTTTACCCTGAAAATCGCGTTCAGATATGAAGGCTTTCCTATAGCCAAATCACGGTTTCCCGAAATTTCCGCGGTGAAGCTGTTTGCATTGCCGCCCGCTATGAAGTTTTCGGTCATGTCATCGGTTATGTTCGGCTCTTCTATGCGCACTGTGAATTTCAGCAGGTGGCAACTGTCCCTGTCGCCTGAAAATTCCTGCATGAAGTCGGTAAATCCGGTTATCCTGTAGGGCTTTGTGCCGAGGACTATGCGCATGTTGTGCCCCAGCCTGCGCGTGTTTTCGTTAAGCTGTGCGGTTATGTTGAAATAGCCCTCGGGGAGCATCACATTCTGTCCCTTCACATCCGCGTTTGCCTGCATGGCATAGCTCTCGGCGATTATCGGCTCTGTTATTACATTGCCGTAGTCGTCATAGCTGTTGTATGAGGCGTTGCATCTTGTAATGAGCGCAGTGCATCTTGCGCTTGACATATTGGAAGGCATTGTGCATATCCATGTACTGCCCATCGTTTTTATCTTCGCACCTATTGGGAAGTAGTCTATGCGTTCGCTGTCGAAAAGAATTTCCTTGTAGTCGTCTGTTCTTTTGACAACCTTTGCCGAAGCGTCGAGGTTTTCCGCAAGCCGCACGGTTGTTTCCGTCCATTCGTAAAAATCCGGCGTTAAGCCCTGAACGGCGGCGGAAACATAGTCGGTGGCGTATTTTGCCCGCTCCGCGTCAAATTTTACCGTCCGCGGTGCCATATATTGCCTGCGCCTGTCAGCATACTGCGGCGGCGCGTTGCTCTGCGGCACATTTACCGCCGTGCGAAAGCCAAAGCTCTGCTTTATGTATTTTTCACTCTGATTCACGTTCTTCACCGCCTTTTGCAGCATTTCCGCGGAAAATCACATTTTCCCCTTCGTAATAGATTACTGCGGCGTTTTTCCCGTCTGCCCTGCATTCAAAGGCAAGCCCGCGTCCTTTTGCTCCTGCGGTATATGCGGCGGAAAGGAGCTTTTCAAGCTCTTCCCGCGTAAATTCCGCTTTCCCGTTTTTGCCGAAGTTTATGTCGGCGATTATATTCTGCATGCTTTCCTCCTCATCCCAGCCTTATGTTCGGGTTGTTCCCGAAGAGCGGCATGTTTTCAAATTCGGTATGGCTTTTATTTGCGGTAGTGGCGATTTCAAGCGCAATAGTGAGCTGCCTGCCCACATTTGTGTCGCCGTCGAATATAGCCTTGCTTCCGCAGTCGGGATGCTTCGATTTCGCCATGAAAAACGTGCCTATGCCGTCCATTGATACGCCGTGCAGAGCCTCTATGATAGCCTGCTCTATGGCAAAGCAACGGCTGTATTCGTCGCTTTTCGTATTGCTCTCATAGGTGTAGTGCGTCCAGATGAAGAAGTTCACGCCGATGCATATCTTAAATTCGTCATTCGACGGCACCGTCCGTCCCATGTAGACGTAAATCCGCGTCTGCGCATCGGTCTGCGCGGGCTTTATGTATACCTGCGGGATAAGACGATAGCCTTTGTCGGTGGGCGGCTTCTCGGGGCTGTCGGCATCAAATACAACGCTCATTTTCTGCTGTATTGTCGGCAGCAGCTCGCCGAGAGGCTTTGCGCCGTCATAATAGAGATATTTCCAGAGGCGGCATCGCGAATATGCATTGTCATCCGGAGGCGTGTATTCCCCTTTCGGCGCGTCAATCAGATAGTCGCAGATTTTTCTCGGTATTTTTTCCGCACCCTCGAGTTTAAAATAACTGTCCTGAACGCAGAGATACGGATACCACTGCGTATATGCCTCACTCATGATTTTCCACCCTTTTTGTGATTTTCCGCCGCCTTTTCTTTTATCGCCTTCTGCTTTTCGCCGAGTTCATTCGCCGCCTTTTTGAGTTCATCATAGAGCTTCTTCACGTTTTCGGGGTCTGCCATTATCGACATTCCGGCTGTGAAACGCGCTATGGAATCGTTTTCCGTGCATCTCTGATTGTATATTTCGATGTTTACCGCTTTTTCGAGCTCCTTGTAGTCGGCAAGTATCGCAAAGGCGATTTCTTTTACCTCTGCGTCTTTTTTGAAGCCCTCGAGCTGCGCCGGCAGACGGGAGGCGGCATAGAGGTCATAGTCGTTCTCCGTGAAAGGTGCCGTCAGCTCGATATCGAGGTAGAATGTCAGAAGCACGGACATCAGCTGCATCTGCTTTGTCGCGTAGCTTTCGGTTTTCAGATAAGGAAGAGCGAGTATCTTTTCGCCCTCTTTGTTTTGCTCCGCCGTCGGTGCTTCGCAAAGAACATTCTTCGCTATTGTCGCCGCCACATCGGCTTTCGTACCGATAGGCATGTAAGTATTTGCTTTTTTGAGCATTTCGCGGGTTATGATAAATTTCTCCATATTTTACCTCACAGTTTAAGTATTCCTCTCGGAAAAGTCTGCTTATACCAGTCGTTTTGTTCGAGCTTCCGCATTTTGCTGTAAAGCTCATTTTCCGCATCGCGGTAGGTTCTCCGGCTTTCCGCCATGTGATTTGCCGCGTTCTGCTGCTTGAATGCCTTGTCCTCCGTTTTCGGCACATTAGAGAGCCAGTTGTTTTTTTCGCGTTTAAGCCAAGCCACTTCAAAGCAAAGCCCGAGAATGCTCATTACCTCTCTGTTCAGATTTGCTTCGAAGCGTCCGTCCGTGTAGAAATCGAAGTCAAATACCGTTCCCTGCGGCACGGTGCGGCTTTCCCCCGCATTTATCGTTACGGTGCCGTTTTCCGCGTCGTATGTGCATATGGGCGAGGGCTCATACCATGCGTCTCCGAGTGAGTTTACGCGTACCGTCTGCGCCGCAAAGAGTTCATAGCCCGTATATCCGGAAGGCAAAGTGATTGTCAGCGGCTCTGTCAGCTCCGCTTCCGTCGCATATCGGTAGGTTGTGAATGCAGGCTCGGTGAAGCGCGGCTTTTCCGATGTGCCGAATAAATATTCCGGCATTTCGGGCGGAGTGCTGAAAAGCCCTATTTTGGAATTGAGATATCCCCACATAGTCCATGCGTAGGAGGGTGCGTCGGCGGCTTTCTTTTCCGTGAGCCTTATATCGTCTATCAGAGGCTCGCAGTATTCTGTTATTATTTTCAGTATAGGTGTGGGCATCTGCTTCCTCCTGATTATTCGGCGGCTTCCGCAAGCCCCTTAGCCATATCTTTGAGAATGGATTTGAACATTCCCTCGGGGTCTGTTTTCTTTGAAACTTCGTTGAGCTTCTGCACGAGATACTGATTTATGCGGTTGTCACGCGCCATATATGCGTCGATAAAAAGCGTTGCGATAAGCTGTTTGTGCCGGTAGCAGGCTTTGTCGAAAATCGCAAGGATTTTCTCCTCGGGCATGTCGAGCAGTCTGTGATAGATGTCCGCGCCGAGAAGCTCGCCGTCGGTGTATTTCACGCCGTATCTTTCTCTTTCCTCGTCCGTCATGCCGTCAAGGATTATGAGGCGTCTGTCTTTAAGCCTGCGAAGAATATTCGGAGTGAGATTCTGCAGAAATTCTCTTTTGTTTATGTCTCTTGTGCCGCCTCTGCCCTGTATCTGTCCGAGCTTTTCGTTGAGAGGTACGGTAGAACCCTCCGCCACGCATCCCATATAGAGCAGTGTGACCGTTTCGTCTGCCGGTCTGTATGCCGCCTGCTGTTTTGCTATGCCCGCCACTGCGTCCGCAACAGCCTTGTCCACCGCCTCGGCAATCATCTTTTCGACCTCGGATGCGTTGTAGGTCTTTTCGGTCTTTTTTTCCGCAACCTCAGCGGGAGCTGCCGCGGCTTTCGGCGTTGCCGCTTTTGCCTTGCCTGTGTTTGTCGCTTTTGTTCCGGTTGTTTTCTTTTCCTCTGCCATTTTTGTTTTCTCCTTTGGAAAATTTTATTTTTATTTTCGGGAACTGCGGGAGTTGCACCCGCCTGTTCTGCTGTTCCCGTGACGGGGGGGCATTTCTGCCCCCATTAAGCGCGTGCTTATGCCTTAATCTGGAATATCTTGGAAGAAAATGCAGGTGCGATATCGCATATGATTGTCTCGGAGATATGTACCTTCATATCGGCGGATTCCGTGGGTGTGAACTCGATTGTGATGGGCGAGCCGTCGGCAATTACGCCTACCATGGGCGCATAGCCCACCTTTGCCACAATGTAGATGTTCTCACTTGTCGGGTCGTCGAGGCTGATAAACTGCGGGTTGTAGTTCTGCGTGCCGGGTACTACGGCGAGACCGACCTCCACGAGGTCTACGCCTGCAACATTGCCGAGGAAGCCGTTGCGGACATATTCAACGCCGATTTCGCCCTGAATGCCTGCTACGGCACCGCCCGTGCCGACAGTGGGAAGTACCTGCGAAAGTCCCGCGAGTGTGCCGAGTGCCATGAGCTCGGTGCGTCTGACGCCGTTCAAAGCGGAAGCTTTCATTACAGCCTCGTTCCAGTGCTCGGGAGTATAGCCTTCAAGGATATTGCCTGACGGCAGATACTTCGTGTTTGTAATGGCGGATTTGAATTTTTCGACCGTTGTTGCAAACATCTTGTTGATTGCGCCGCGTGCGAAAGCGGAATAATACCTGCCTGCCTCGCCGTCTATGACATCCTGATACCACTTTATGCTTGCCTTTGCGGTATAGGGCTTCGGAGTGAGCGCAATCTGGGATTTGTAGAGATACTGCTCGGGCTTGCTCGATACGGAACCCCAAGAATCGTCCTCATAGAGGAAGAAATCGTTGGATTCGATGTCTATGAGCTTTGTCTCGCCGAGCCTGCCCGTAGTCCATGAGATAATTCTGTCTGTGGGAGCGTCCATGTATGCGGGAAGAAGCGGATAGATTACTTCTTCCGTGATGGTCTGCAAAGCTCTCCAGAACGTTCTGTCGCGATAGAGACCTCTGTCCTTGGCTACCTCGTCCATTGTGGAGTAGGGCTCTTTGCCTATGGCTCTGTTAGCCTGTGCGGCGCAGAAGAGTACCGTGTCTACCCAAGTGTTACGCGAAAATGTAGCGTAATCCTCAACCTTGGAATTGTACTTGAAGGGGTTGTTTGCATCTGCGTTTACGCATTTGCCGAGATATTCGGCTGCGGCAATTCTGCCGCAGCTTATAATCTTGTTGCGGTCAAGAGTATGTGTTGCACCGGAAGCGGCGCATACCTTTATCTGTTCGTTGTTTGCCGATGTATAAGCAAAAATATCTCTCGGCAGATTGTTAAGAACTTTTCCGTTCATTTTTATTCTCCTCTCGTTTTCTTATGTACTGATTAGGCGGATGCCTTTACACTGCGCAGACATTTGCAGGTTATCTTCTGACCCGCGTCGAATGTGCCCTCTGTAAATCTCTTTGAAATATCGACTATCTCAAAGTAGACGCTTCCGTCTGTGGGAGCGGCGGCGGCGGCAACGAGCTTGCCGTTTGCGATTGTCGCGTAGGGCGTGGCTGTCAGACTTGTGGGAAGGGTCGAAAAGTTTTCGCTGCCCCAGTTGTAGCTTTCGCCTACGATTATTTCGGTAAAATCGCCTCTTTCATCCGCAGGGAGCGGAAGTCCGAGGGTTTTGCCGGGGATGTTGATTACGAGGTCACCCGCCGTTGCCTTGTTCACATCGTATGTATTGCAGGCGTAAAGACCCGTATGGTCGCCTGTGAAGCCTGTGACAGTACCGTTTGCAGCCGCTACCATGTACCAGCTGTTTCCGTTTTTAAGCCCTGCCGCAGAGTAGCCCTCGAGGGGAAGTCTGCCCTTTGTTGCGCAAAGAAAACCCGCCTGACATTCCGCCGGTGTAAAGGTATCGCCGCTGAAAGAGCCGAATTTACCCGTTATGTTCTGGAGGTTGTTTCTCTGCGAGTTTGAAATATATACTTCAAATCTGTAATTAGCCATGTTTTTTCTCCTTATCTTTTATTCGTCATTTCGTCAATCATCGCCTGAACATCGTCGGAGTCTTTTTCCGTATTGTTCTCGGCGTTTGTATCCCATGCGTATTTTTTGTTTGTCTTTGCTTTTGCGGCTTCGCGGATTTTCGCCATGCATCTTGCGTCTACATCGCCGCAGGCTCGCTCTTCGCCGACGAATTTGCCGTCCTTTGTCTCCATTGCGCAGTATTCGTCGATTTTTTCATCCGTCAGAAGGTCTGCGCAGTCGTCCTCGGAGAGGTCGATGTTTATGCAGTTTTCGGAAATGCGCGTTCTGACAGCGGCTTTCACTGCCTCTCTTCTGCGCTCGGTTTCCTGTGTCTGAAGTTTTTTGATAACACCCTCGAGCGTTGCCTTTGCCTCATCCTTTGCCGCATTGTCCTTTTCAAGCTCATTTATGCGGGAAATGAGCTTTTCGGTGATTGTTTCAACGGGAACCTCCACTTTCGTTTCCCCGTTTGCAAAAATCGCCGTTGCGGTAGCTTCGATTCTCGCGCCGTCCCTTATCTCTTCACCGTCCTTTTCCGCTGTAGAGAGATACGGAACGCCGTTTGCGGAAAGCAAAGCTACGGTGTTCTGGTCTACGGCAAGCACCGTATAGCCCTTAAACTTTTCTGCAAGGTCATTCAGTTTCATGTTCTTTGTTTTCTCCTTTTTTTCGTTATTTTTTTGCGGATTTTTGTTTTCGGCATTGAGGGAGGCTACGCGAAGAGTAATCTTCTTCACCTCGTCGGCACCCATTGCGGCAAGCGCGCGGATATTTGCGCTTGCAACGGCAGGGGCGATATCATCGCCGAGTATAGTTGTTCCGAGTATCCGGTATTTGGTAAATACCTCGATGTTTCCATCCATGTGCATCTCGTCAACGAGAGTTTCGATAGAAACGCTCATTCCCTCCGAACCCTGTTTCCGGAGCTTTTTGACGAGTTCCTGCGCATACCATTTCCACAGATATCCCGTGCCTACTATCCATTCGATACCGTCGATAATTTCAATGCGTACATCGTCCTCTACGCGGAAATTACCGACTATTCTTTCTGCCGTGGAAGCCATGAAGGACGCACTCACATTTCCGTTTTCATCTATGTATTCCTCGAAATTGTGACCGTCGCCTATTTTCTCCCCGACATATGCCACGAGAATGGGAGTGTCCGCAAAAAGCTTGCTGTGCTCCGCTATATTCTCATAGCGCCAGTTGTTACGATTTGTCTTTCCGTTCAGCAGCCGGAGTTCAACTCTCTGCCGCAGTCCGTCGGTTTCGGCAAGAACGCGTAGCTCTCCGCGAACGGAAACGAGCCGCGCCGTTCCCGCGCCTGATACGGTTTTTATCATTCGGTTTTCTCCTCCTCATTCAGTCGTGATTTACACCAGCCGTCAAAGCTTGTTTTGCTGCCTCCGTCGTTTGCCCACCTGAACCAAAGCTCGAGGAACATTTTGCCCTCTGCGCTGTTCCTCAGCATGAGTTCCTCGGTTTTGAGAGACATTGCGCGAAAATCGGGCGTATCCGTCGCTTTCCGGAATTTCTCCAGTGCGGCATTTATGCCGTCAAAAGTCTGCATGATAAGCTCGAACACGTCATCGAGGCTTTTGAGCGATTCGCGCCAGTCAAGCTCATCCGTGCCGGGATATTCCGCCATGAGATGGTTTTCATGGAGCATATCGCCGAAAGCGTCAAATCTTTTCGGAAATTCATGCGCCTGCCTGTGGATAATTTCGGAAAGGTAAATCATTCCCTGCTCGATGTAAACGTATTCCTGCGTTGTGTCAAACCACCTGTTGGCATTCTGGTACATCCGTATAACGTCGCGCATCGGCTCTCGCAGCTCCGCAAATTTCGGATTGTCAAAATTATAAATTTCTTTCGGGTTCATTCTGTCACCTCCGTTCTTTTTCCTGTCAGCCTGCCGCATCTATGCTTTTTTCGTTGCCCTCGGTAACCTTTTCGTTCTGCGGTCTGCCCGCCTGCGGAGGCAAGCCGCCGTTTTGTTCCTGCTTCATCGTGTAGGAGGTTACGGGCGGTATGAGCATGTCGAGTATGCCGCTTTCTTTTACCGCGTTCATCATCGATATTTTGTCCGTAATGCTCTGAGCGTCGAGCGCGGCAAGTATGTAATGCGCCGAAATGTCGCCGTTTGCTATCGCCGCCTGTGCATTCTTGCGCGTTTCATCGTCGGTGTATATCGAGCCGAACATGCGAAAATCCCATTCGCAGGTAAGGTTAAGAGTGGAATACAGATAATTCATCATTCTCTCGAAGCCGCGGTATATCTGCTCGCTGTATCTGCTTTCGAGCTTTGCGGAAAGCTCCGCCTGCCCTGCTTTTACATCGTCGTCCACGGGTATCACGCCGGAAAGCCCCGCCTTTGCCATGCCGTATTTATTGAACGAGGATGAAATGTTGTTCGCATTGGCACTTTCGGCAAAATCGTGAGATTTTATGTTTTCCACAGGAGCCATGTAAAAGGCACTGCCGCCCGTGTTGTTCATAAGCATCAGCGTGTTGAAAAACTGCTCAAACATTGCCCTGCCGCCGAGCGACAGCCTGTAGGCATCATCCGTTTTCGAGCCGTCGTCGCTGTAATACGGCATTTCGCCCGTAAATATTTTTATAAGCGGGTTGAGAAGCAGAGAGAGCTGCGCCGCCTCGTAATCGCTCTGCTGTGCGTATGTGAGCATCAGCCCCGCAAGCGGCGGAATAACTGCGGATGTCGTATCGTCTATCTCAAAAGTCCATACGCGGTCTATGGGAAGCGACACATAATAAGCCCATGTGCCGTTCTGCATAAAGACTTTCGGGTTTCCGGCGGCATTCCTGCTAACATTGTGCGGATAGAAAGGTATTTTCCCGTTTTTGCACGGCACGCTCGCATATACGAATTTTCCCCTTCGCCCCGCGCCATCAGGCTCGGTGAACATCCTGCCGAAATCATCGAGATAAGGTTCAAAAAGGTCGCCGAACTGCGTTACATCCGTCCCTATCTGCATGAAGTACATCATGTTGAACGATATCGTGTAGCCCGATATGTTGTTGAAACCGATGATTGTACACCAGTCCTGCGGGAGCTGTTGCATGAAGGCATAGTTTACTTTGTTGTGGATTTTGTCCGTGCTTGTGCGCAGAATGTAAAAAACCTTGCCCTCGGTTATAGCCTGTCCGGCTATCCTGTGCGCCTGAACATCGGGTCGCAGAGCCTTGTTCAGCTTGTCGATAAGGCGGGCTTCTCTGATAAATCCTTCCGATTTTGCCTTTTCCGCGTCGATGTACAGCGGCTTCGCATAATACCGGTATGTGGGGATATCCTGATATGCTTTTGTTATTTTGTAGTATGGATAAGCCGTCCATTTGAGTATTTCGCTCGTCTGTCGCAGTGCCCTTTCATTTCCGTAAGGGGCACGCAGGAAAGACCCGATTTCTTCTTTCGTAAAATCCGCGGGCAGCGAGGATATCGCCTTTACGCGCCTGTTTTGCAGCTGCGGCATATTTGCAAGCCCGAGACCCGCGCGGGCAAACGCCGATGCCATGCTGTCGGCGGAAAGATTACCGCCGTATGCCCCGATTATATTGTTCATACGCGCAAGCAAGCTGCCGTATGAGTTGGCGGCGGGAGCATTTTTCTTTGTCTCTTCCATTGTTTCTCCTTTTCAGCAAATATTTTGGGCTACGGAAATCGCTATATCGGCTATCTCGCGCAGACCGCGCAGAGATGTTATTTCGATATAGGCTTCTATGATATCGAGAAATATTCCCGCGATTTCGATTTTGTCGTATTCGTAGTCGTATTTTTCGCACAGAGATGTGATTTCGCCCTCTATGCCGTCATAAGTAGCCCGTATTTTCCTCGTTTTGGAAAGTCTGTCGCGTATCTCGCATATGCACTCGCCGAAATCATAATCCTGCATTGTCAGCCTCCGCTTTCAGCTCTTTTTCGAGATTGGAGCAGAACTCATTCATTATTGTGGCTGTATTTTGAGCACTTTCGCCCATTTCGCGTGCCGCTTCGCTGAGGGCATTTGCCACGATTTCCATTCTCACATAGCGAAGCCATTGACGCTCCGCTTTTTTCAGCTTTTGCTCATTTCGCAAAGGCACTTTCCCAAGCGGCAAGTCTGCGTTCTGACTGTATACCAAAAGGTAACCGCTTTCGGGAGAGTAAAATGTATATTTTTCGCCCTCCGGCATATCTTCGAGTTTTCCTATGTAAAGTATGTGGTTTTTGTCGTTCATCATCGTTTCCTCAATGTCAGCAGATTTGCTCTCGTGCCGCTTGCCTGCGGTGTGCTGACGAAACCGCCGTTTTTGTATTTTTCTATTTCAGCCGCCCAGCTTGATTTTGCCTGATATTCCGTTTTCTTTATCAGAGTTTCCAGAATTTGCGCAAACCGTAAACCGTACTTCGTCGCTGACCAGTCGTCTCGCTGTATTGCTTTGGATTTGCGCTTCTCTTTGAGAGTAATGCCGCTCACTTCGGTTTTCAGGTTCTGTATCTGCTGGCAGAGCTCGTCCGTCTTGCGGTAAGGAAGCGCAATCTGCGCGTCCTGTGCATCGTTTTTTATGCCGTTCATTACCTTGTATGCGGCTACACCGTCGAGTATCGAAGCCGTCAGCAGCTCCACATTGCCCTGCTCAAATTCAAGCTGCGCATATCGTATCATTTCTCCCTCTTCGTCGGCGGCACCGCGCGTGCCCGCCTTGAGCGGATAGATTACGGGCAGTGCATTCGGCTGTTCGATATCCGTATAAGCCATATGGTTGTAGGTGCAGAGCGGCGGCATGCCGTCAGCCGGAGGTTTCATGAGCTCGTCCACCACGTCCTTGCCGACTGCCCGCGCATCGACTACAAGATATGTGGTCTGCGCTCCGTTTTTGCAGTAGCTGAAATAAAGCCCTCGGAGCTTCTGCGCCTGAAGATACGCCGTTTTCGGCGGCGGGTAGCTGTCCACGTAGACAACCTGCTTTCTGTATTTGTCACGCTTTGCTATGCTCTTGTAGCGCGTGAGCTTTATAACGGCATCCGCGCATTTTGCGTTTCGCGTTCCCGTTTCATAAGAAACGTCGTGCGCCACTATGTAAATCGCGTTGTTGTCGCCGCAGTGGCACTTTTCCATCGTCATGAGCTTTCGGCTTCTCGAGAGGACATCGTCGGGTATCATCGGGTTTTCGCTCGACCCCGTGTATCTTGCGCAGGCTTCGCGAAGCCAGTTTTCCGCGCTCAGGCTTCTTTTCATATCCTTGAAGTAGCCTATGTCGCGCAGTCCTGCCATGAGAGCCACCACCCAAGGCATATCGAGTACGAAGCCCTCGTATTTTTCGCCGTAAAGCATATCAAAAAGAGCTTTGCGCCTGTATTTGGAAAAGGCGGGATTTTGTCTCGTGCTCGCATTGCTTATGTGCGAGTGCTTTCGGTTTATGTGCGTGCGGTCGGTTTCATTGTTTATCGTTCGCACAATTCGGCAGGTCGGGAAAATGTCGCGCTCGTATTTTTCCATATCGAAGGTGTCATCTTTGCTTCCTTCCTGCGCCATTTCCTCGGCTATCGTCTGCGAGCTGTTGTCGCCGCGGGGAGAATACATGCCGAATTCCGAGCCGTAGTTTGTTTCCATGCGGAACATGTCGCTTCTGTCGTTTTTGATTTTCCATATCGTTCCGAGTATCGGATAATTTCTCTCCACCTCATGGTGAGCCTGCGCCGCAAGCGAGGCTGCCTGCTTCTGATTCGGTGCGGCATATCTCATGATTTCGCCGGGATAGGTCGCACCCTCCAGCTCCTTTGTAAGTATCTTTGTAAAGGTTTTTGTAAGTCCGCGACTTCCCGTTACATATACATTCCTGTATCGTGCGTCTATGCGCATCATGAGCCGTTGAGGGAGCTCCAGCCCGTATCGCGCGTTCTCGTCCCGGAGCATGTCCGCGAGATAGTCGGGATACCAGCGAAAAAAGCTGATTATCAGTGCCGCGCTGTCCTGATTGGGCATTCTTTCGTAGTCAAATGCCCTGTTTTTGTTTTTTGTAACCCATTTCCCGAGCTTTCTTGAAAATGTTTTTCCCTCTCCGGCATATCCGGTCGGCACTTTTGCATCCCCCTTCCGTAAATTTGCCAAAAAATGATAAAAGGGCTGCAAGCCCATGTTTCCATGTGCCTGCAGCCCCGTTTGGCTCTCCCACAACGCCCGTCTTGCGTTCGGTTTTCTCTATTCTGTTTTAAAAAGCTCCTCGCTTATCCGAAAAAGCAGCCGCCGTCTTATCACATAAACCTTGCCGTTATGTATTTCTATGCGGTCGCCGTGCTTTTTCGCGCGTTCCACAGCGTTTTTCAGCCGTTCTTTCTGTGAGCTTTTTTCTTCCTTGCCGCAGTCGTTATTCATCGGCATCACCGCTTGCCGTTTCCGGCTCATCGCCTTTTTCGTGTCGGAGCTTTGCCAGCCCCGCATATCTGCGCGCTTCTTTTTCGTCCTCGGTTTCCTCCGGCAGAAATTCGCCCTGTTCGTCCTCAATCCGGAGCGATTCGGGAAGCTCGTTTACGATAAAGAGGTCTGCGTTTTCGCGCATCGTGTTATACATGGCAAAAATCATCTGGTCTGCCGCGTCAAGCGAATATCTGTATTTCGGCTGTTTGATGAAGTTTTTTACGAGAGCTTCGGCTGTCTCCTCAAAGGTAAGAAATTTGCCCTCTTTCATCAGCCCGTGCTTTTCCAGCTCCACTACAAGCGTGTCAAGCTGCAGGTTTTCAATAGGCTTTTCGTCTTTTTTTCTCATCTGCTCCGAGGCAAGCTCCTTGTCTATCATCGTCTGAACATCTTTTGCCGCGCGGTAATTCCGCGCTGCTACGAGTTCATCCGCCGCCATAGACCATTTGGCTACGCGCATAAGCGTGTCGTCCATCTGCGGCGTGATAGTCTGTCCGCGGTAGCTGTCGGCTCGCACCTCGTAAAGCCTGTCAAGCTCATTGTACTTCTCTGTCGTCATATTCGCGCCGGTGCCCCAGCGTTTTCTCTGTGCTTCCGTACCGGGGAGCGATGCCAGTTTAGCCTGCTGTGCTTTGACATACTAGATCGGAAGAGCACACGTCTGAAC